TCTTTCATAGCCATATTTAACTCCTTGCTGTTTTAGCAGCGTCTTTAAAATCTTTAGCCGTTGGCGCACCTTTAGTGCCAGGCTTTCTCATGCGCTCACCAGAACCAGAAGCAATACGCTCCCGCTTCTTCATTATGTTGTAGTATAAACCCTTCTTCGGTTTTCTCATAAATTAGTCCAATAGCCTTTTGGCAATCTGTTTTGTGCTTGCTCTGCAATTGTCGCCCATCTAACATTACCTTTCTCATAATGTCCTAGAGGGTCAATACGATCAATCGTTTTCCCTTCAGGTCTTAATCCAACTTCTGCAAGAAATTCCTCAAAGCTATTAAATCTAAACTCAACATCTCTATAACAGCGATGATGCCTCGATCCAAGTTTGCATCTTCTTTTAGCTTTGTAATAGCTGTCGCGCGTTCTTTTAAGTTCTGGATCATTTTTAATGCCAGTTCCTTTTGTTGGGTGAGGCTTATCTTCAAACCTTGTTTGATTCCGACATGGCTTGCAAAACAATTCTCTGCCTTCACGCTCAGCTTTCCTTACAACATCGCCCCTAGCTAATCTTTCCTGCTTGCATCGAGGGCATACTGTTAACACTTTCAAATTGTAGTTCGGCATGGTTGTTACCTCCTGAGAGGATTATACTACCAGTTAGAACTATTATCCACTTAACTTTTGAGGCCCAAAAAGCCGCAGACATTCTACCCTTGGCTATGTTTCGTCTATGCCGAGCCTTGAATGACTCTCGCCTCTTTCTAGCTGCATCTGACTCGCCCTCTCTCTTAGGTGAACCAGATACGCCCTGCTGTCCAAAGCGTATTGTCTTTACCTTATCGCCCTCTTTAGCCACAACAACGTGCGACTTAGTGGGGTGACTAGGTGTACGCTTGGGCTTGTTGTACCCAGATACACCTATTCTTTTAAGTAATGACTTAGACATTAGAATGTCAACGCTGTTGTGCTGGTGTACTTGTAACCAGACGAAGTGTCTGTTCTAAATAAGGCTACTTCATTACCAACAAAATCGGTAAGCCTACAAAAGTTATGGCTTATTTTTTCAACTAACTGATATCTATTAAAGCCAATAGGCGCATTAACAAGACCACCAGACGCAGTATTATCAGTACTGAAATAAAATGAAGTGCCTTGCGGCAGCGTATTTACATCAATTCCTTTTGCAAGAACCTGAGAATCTGTAAAATTAGAGTTTCCACGAATCATTAAATGCTTCATATAAAGCGCATTGCCACCACTTGTCTGGGTATCAATTAAATCAATTCCAGCGCCTTCTGTTCTAACAGAATTGTTAATTAAACTTAACTTAAGTTTATCGGCAATAGATGGCCCTGTAACGGCATCGGCAAGATCAGCAAGAGACCCGCCATAAAACGAAAATAAAGCTCCAGAGCTTCCAAGGTATCCAAGCTGGTTATTGCTGATTGTTAAATCTAAAAACTCAATATTGTTGTCAATTCCAAGAACAGTAAAAAACTCTACGTCATAAGTATCAAATCTATCAGTAACAATATTGTCCGAAAACTTAACAGTGCCATTGCTAACCCCAAGCCCATCTTGGAACACAAATCCAAAGCAATACATATCGCCTTCAAGAATTACGGAGTTGTTTGAAACAATATAAACATTTTCATGTATGGCATAACTTCTTAATGAGCAACCAACAAATATTGCTTCCTGCCCATAACCAATAGCAGGATTATGAAAAGCAATGTTGTTTGCGCAAATACCGCCGCCAGATTGAAAATCAACATATCTAAAACCATCAACAGTTTCCATGTTGTTAATTTCAAAATGGTTGTTTGAAACTATGGCGTTGGCGCTTTGAAGTTTAACAAACCTACCTTTGCAGTTATAAAAATAGTTCTCTACTATTTTTGGTGAAGCAGTTTGATGTTCCGTTAAAAGTCTATTATATGAGAATACATGAACCCCATCGGCATCCGCGTCACCCACAGGGCTTCCAACGTTTTCAATATGATTTTGGCTAATAACAGCGCCATGAACAACTTCATACACACCAATGCCAACCGAGGCAATTACGCCTGGGTTTACCTGTGTTCTGGTTACATTGTAAACTCTATTACCTATAATTCTTACAGACTCAGCCCCAAGTGCATCGACCCTAATTCCGTAAGTGCTGCTAGTCGTAAAAAGATTATCAAACGCCTCGCAAAAATTATTTTGAACCGTTAATAACTGAACTGCACTTCCGTCGCAATCAACATGAATACCAGTTCTAGCATATCCGTTGCCGTCAAAATGCAGTCCTTCTACTGAAAATATATCAATAGCAGAGCCAATGGTAACACTTAACATATCCCCAATTTCAACCGAGTCCATGTCTATTTTTGCCCCATCACCAATAATTGAAAGATTATCAGTTACAGTGCAAACTATGCTTGAAGTGATCTTATAAGTACCAGTTGGAAAATATACGGTTGTTGCCCCACTGTTTAATGCAGCAGATATAAATGCCGTGTCATCCGTTGTGCCATTACCTGTAGCGCCAAAGTCTTTAACAGATACAAACTCTCTCAACTTTGTCTGCACCGTTGTTTCTACTGCGCCAGCACCGCCAGGAGTATAAGTAACAGCCGATGCGTCAGAAGCGCCACCGCCACCACCGCCCGTTGTTACTGTGACATTACCGCCAGAATCAAAAGATAAAACCTTTCCAGCCCTATCTAATGCAGCAGGCAATTCCAAATTTACGCTAGGGCTATCTCCTTCTGGGATAGTTATAACCCTACTAATGCTGTCATTGATTTGCTGTGATGCAAGCCAGAGACGATCAAAGTCATTGTTAACTTCTTGGGCTAAAAAGTCGCCAGACGTTTGGTAGTCACTTGTTCGTTCAAGCGCCATGTTTCGATAAATAGTAATTAAATCACCAGCGGTTGCGCCTATGGTTAGGGTTATATTCCCGCCATTTTCAGCACCAACACCAGAAACGGTATAGTTTGTTCCCTCTGCTAGCAGTACAGAATTTTTCAGAACCGCAACATCTTCCTTTTGAAATATCTCAAAAGTGTACGGAAATACCGTCTGCCCACTGGTTGCAGAATATTGGTCTCTACTTAGATTGTTTGCTACTGTCATAAGTCACCCACCTTTTCTTCTATTGTATCAAAACCTTGTCTAATAAACGTCAAGTTTTGGTACGGTATTAAACGTCTAAGGGCTCTCGTATCAGATTCACCCCAACCATCTTCTGCTAGTCCAGCATTTGCTACTCGCAACGAAGTATCCAATAAACTACCAACAGTAGGCCCAAGCAAATTTTCAGACATACTTCTTGAAACAAATCGTGCCGCGCCTCTTTCAATTCCAAGCAAAGGCCTTAGTCCAAAGTTATTGCTAGATAGTTTTTCTAACGTATTGTTGATTTCCATTAGGCTTCCAAGAACACCAGCCCTATCTATTCCCTCTACAATTAACTCTACAGGGTCATCAGATATTTCTCGCTTTGCGTCCCATTGCTTAAACGCGTATGCCATTGTTCCAATGCTAGTTAACATCAATACGCCAGCCATCGCATTATGATCTTGCCCTTGAAGTGCGCCAATCAACATTCTTTGTGTGGAAGCAAACATAAACGAACGGAATTGAAATATTGTCTTGCCTAGCTCGCTAGACATAAACAATGGTTTTTCTTGCCCTGGAACAACAATTACTCGATCAGATTCTTTTCTAATTGCTGCCGCCCACATCTCATAAAGAGCAGGTGAGTCCCAGTTTTTAGCATTAGATATCCACACGCCATCTACTTTTTCAGCGTGCTTTTTTAGCTGTCTAGCAATGTTTTCAGCGTTGGCGTTATCAATACCCAGCCGAGCAAGGCGTTTGTCAATTTTGCCTTTTAGTAAATCGTCGATAACACCGTTCTGCATTGTTACTGCGTGAAGTTGTTTAACACCAGCCGTCCAATAATCCATTAAATTGATTCGACCAAAGTTATCAGTCATAGACTGTAATCCACGCTCAAATGCTGTGCCTGGCTGTGTATAGTCAACAATATCAGCAATAATTTGAGATCGACCACCCATTAAAGCGTCAATGCCAACACCGTATCTTTTGGCTTCTGCGGCAGAAACTTTAAATGTTTTTAAATTTTTAGCTAATGGCAATAAGCCTTTTGAGAATGTCCTAGCAACACCCTCTGCCATAAAGATTCTGGCAACGTCTGGAACGGATGAGGCGACAATGCCACCCATAAATCTAAGATAATTAAGATTTCTTGACACGCGGCCAGCACGAACCCAGATGTTATTAGGGTCAATATCACCATACACGCCACGAATTCTATCTCTCATGGCGGCAAGGTCTTTAATATCTGCGTCATACGCCGCTACTAATGCAAGGCGCTCTTTTTCAGTTTTGGCATTATCTAAAGCGGTTTTATGCCACGTTTCTATTTCTTTAAAAGCATCGGTCATTCCAACATCGCCAAACTTTTTGGTAAGCTCTAAGTCGGCGGCAGTCTGTCGAAGATACATACGCCCCAAGTCTTCAATATTGTTATCCATGAATTTCTCTACCATATTATCTGGTATCTGAAATACACGAGACTTTAGCGGCCCCCTTAGACCACTAGCACCATTGAGACCTCCAGACTTTGAACCTTCACCCATTTTCCAATCATAGGGAAGTTTGCCATCTGGCGTACCCATAATCCTCTGGGCTATCTGTCTAGCGATATCTTCATAGTCAAAATCTTCAAGCTCTTTAGCTTCTTTAAACTCTGCCTTATCAATAATAGCTTGTAGCTTTGTTCGTTCGGCTCCAGTTGCGTCAACAATCTTTATTCTTGCATCTTGGGCTTTAGCAAATAGATTTAGGTCTTCGTCTTTTAACCACCTAGACACTACTTTTACAAAGTCTGGAAGCTCTGCCGCCACTTTGTTTTTGTTCCATCTGCGGTTTAAATAATTAACAGCGGTAGTAACATCAACGTCTTCAGGCAACAACTTAGTTTCAATCAACTCATTTTTAATAGGATCGTACAATTCTTTTTGCCAAGCCTTAGCTGCCGCCTCAACTTCTGGAATATCGTGACGACCCTCGCGTATGGCTGTAGAAACCGCCTCATTGAACTGCAAGCGCTTCATAGTACCTTTGCC